ACGGCGATGGCGTTTGACGGACGCCAGCAGCTACTGGCGCGGGGGCAGACGGTGGTGTTTCGGGGGGAGTGAATGGCGCTGCTGGATGAACTCGCGGACGAGTTAGCCAAGGGGCGCATCTACGAGGCAGCCCTGATTGACCCGACGCACCATCTGGAGGGGCTGTGCGACAACGGGGCGATCACGGTGGACCCACAGGTGTCGATTGTTTCGACCCTGCTCCATGAGTTGATACACCGCCGCTATCCGCTGTGGTCTGAGGCGAAGGTTCGGCGGGAGGAGAAGCGGGCGTTGGGTCATCTATCGCAGCATGACCTGCGGGTGTGGTATCGGCGGTATCGGCGGGCGGTCAAAAAGCGCCGGCCAGTGAGCAGCGTATGACACGAATACTCGCGGGTGTGATCTTCGTTCCGACGTTTGCCCTGCTGCTGGCCCTCGCGGGCCTGATGAGCGTGCTGTGTGGGCTGGCGGCGGTGATCCGGTGGGTGTCCGACCTGGCGACCCCGGTCGTGTTCAAGCTGGCCGAGATTGCCGATGGTCGGCCGTTGGAAGATCAAGAGTAGGGAGTGAGTGATGGGATTCGTGAGTCCGAGTGGGGCGAAGTCGAGCAGCGAGAAACCCCGATATGACCTGATTGAAGCGGCGTTCCTGCGGCGGCTGGCCCAGCGCATGGCCTACGGGGCCGAGAAGCATGGGGAGCGGAATTACCGGCTGGGGGCGGGGGATGACGTGTACCGCCGTGACCGAATCAACCACCTGATCGAACACGCCCTGAAGTATGCGGCGGGGGATACCTCCACTGACCATCTCGGGGCGATTGCGGCCAACTGCAACATGCTGGCGTGGTTTGACGAGCAGCGGGCGCACGCCCAAGGCGATGGGGATCACGGGGAAGAAACCATCGGCGCGGAGCCGGTGTGATCTACCTCTCGGGGCCGATTACCGCCCGCCACGGTCGCACGGTTGAGCAGAACGTGGACAGCGCCACGGCGGTCTACTTGCGTTTCGTGCGGGCCGGGGTGCCTGTCTACTGCCCGCACCTGGGCGCGGATCGGGCCGACTGTCAGGCGGTACCATACGAGCAGTGGATGGCCTACGACCTCGCCGTGCTGGATCGGTGTTCGGGTCTACTGACGCTGCCGGGATGGGAAGACAGCCCCGGCGCGGTGCGGGAAGTGGCCCATGCAATCACGCGGGGCGTTCCGGTGTTTCATAGGGAAGAAGACACACTTGGCGTGGTAAAATAGGCGGAGCGTTCGCGGTGTGTCTAGCACCGGAACGCCCCTCACCACACCACGCGCATAGGAGGCGCGACGGCATGGCTGTTCGATATTCTAGCCGCGAAGTTCGTTTTTGGGAAAAAGTAGACAAGTCTGGTGATTGCTGGATTTGGTTGGGCGCGAAAACGCCCCTTGGATATGGCAGGTTTAACTGGACCGGTCGCAGGCCGGTGAAGGTCGAATTTGCTCACCGGGCGTCGTGGATGCTTTCCGGGAACGCCGATCCAGCTGGCTTGGTGCTGATGCACCTGTGCGACAACCCATCGTGTGTTAATCCCTCCCATCTGCGCCTAGGAACCAAGGCCGACAACAGCCGCGACATGGTTGCCAAGGGGCGTAGCGCAAGGGGCGCTGCCCACTCGCAGGCCGTTCTGACAGAGGCGGTCGTGATGGAGTTTAGGAAACGGGTCGGGCTTGGAGAGAACATCAAACTCGTAGCCCGCGAGCTAGGTATTAAGCCGGGAAGCATCCTTAGCACGCTCTACGTTAACTGGAAGTATCTACCACCACTGCGTCGAACCGTTGCCGGATGGAAGCGTGAACCCAAGAGCGCGGCACTCTGATATTTCTGTACGCCCCCCGCACCCGCGACACACGATGAAGCGTGCAGGTTTCCTTCGCGGACCTTCCTCGCCTGTCCGATCTCGCCTTGGTGGATGGAAGTTTTGATCCCCTCCACGCGGGCCACGTCGCCTACCTGACCGCCGCGCACAACCTCGCGGGCTGTCCCCTGATTGCCACGATTGCCAGCGATGACGACGTAAGGGCCAAGGGGCGGGAACCGTTCCTGCCACAGGCCCAGCGGGCGGCGGTGGTGGATGCGCTGGACATGATTACCTGCACCTACGCCAAAGATCGCCCGATGGCCCAGGTGCTGGATACCCTGAGACCGAAAGCCTACATCAAGGGCAAGGATTGGGAAGGCAAGCTCCCCGCCGATCAAGTGGCGATCTGCGCCCGCTACGGCATCCCGATCCATTACGTGGACACGCCCAAGGATTCCAGCACGGCGCGTCTGTCGGACTGGTCACGGCGGAATGACGCCTCGGCGCTGGTGGCGTTGGAGCGGCTGATACAGACGCAGCAGCCCGCCAGTGTGCCGTGGCAGCCGGTGACGGATTACTCGTTCGAGGCGCGGAAACTGGCCGAGGGGAAGCACCCGGAACTGATTAAGGAGGTGTTTCAGCCCAAGACCGCTTTGGATGTTGGATGCGGGCCGGGCCACTTGGTCACGCTCTTGCGAGAAGCGGGAATCAAGGCCATTGGGTGCGACACCGCGAAGCACAAGGGCGTGCGGTATTTTGATGTTTCAGCCGAACCGCTTCTGGGTAGCGACGAGCCGGACTGGACAGAGTGTGACGTGTTCGATCTCGTCATCTGCCGCGAGGTCTTGGAGCACCTGACGATCCGGCAAGTGCGCCAAGCGGTGACGAACCTCTGCCGCCTATCCTCGAAATTCGTCTACGTCACCACGCGCTTTGCTCAATCGCCCACATCGCTGCTGATCGTGGACACGTCGGACGATCTCGACCCGACGCATATCACGATGCTGAGTCAGGACTTCCTGCGAACGCTCTTTGTCTTGGAGGGCTGCACGCGCCGGACGGATTTGGAGGCGCGGTTGGACTGGCAGGGAAAGGGCCGCGTGCTGGTCTATGAAGTTCACTAGCGTCGTCGGCTACCACCTCAACCCCGACGCCTGCGGCGTGGCGCGGTGGAATCAGGAACTGGCGAAGCGTCTCGGTGTGCCGTTTGTCGGCCTCGATGGCGAATGGGGCGACTCCCCGTTGCTGTCGCTCAAGTGGTCGGAGTTGGACGAATCCGCCCGGTCGGCCCTGTTGGTGCGCGTGGCCGGGATTCCCTTCCGGGTGTTCTGGCATGACGAGGGCGCGGCGATGGTCACGCTGTTCGCGCAAAAGGCGTGGTGGGCCTTCCGCGACGGGCTGTGGTGTCCCCCGGCCCCGCTCCCGCACGTCAGCCGAGCCGCCACGCGCATCTTCGCCTTCGGGATGGGCCACAAGGTGCAGCCGGCGTTCTTCCGCAAGGTGGACGCCCTGATCGCCGCGACGGGGATGACCTACGACTTGCGGGTGAGCGTGGCCCTGCATGAGGGGACCAATCTCCGGGATGTCTCGATGAAGTTCGCGGGGCTCGAGAGCGTGGTGGGCAAGAACGGCGAACTGAAGGTCTTGGGCTGTTTGTCGGACATGGCGTTAGCCGAAGAACTCGCCGCGGCGGATGCGGTGTGCGCGTTCTTCCCCGAGGGTGTGCGGTCGAACAATACGAGCGTCTGGACGGCCATGCGGGCGGGGGCGGCGGTGGTGACGAATCTGGACCGGCGGTCGCCGCCCGATCTCCGGCATGGGATCAACGTGTTTGACCTGGCGCAACTGCAAATGTGGCCGGGGTATCACCAGTTGCGGGCGGTGGGAGCGGCAGGGCAATCGACCGTGCGTGACCTGTACGCGGATTGGGATTTGTTTGTGGAGGTCTTATGCGAACGCTCACCATCGGCCAGCGGGTCATCAGTGACCGCGATCCCTGCTTCGTCATAGCAGAGGTCGGCCACAACCACGGCGGGTCGGTGTCCACCGCCTGCGACATGGTGCGCGTGGCCGCGGCCTGTGGTGCCGATGCGGTCAAGTTTCAGTGCCGGACCAACGAGACGCTGTATTCCGACGCCCTGCTCAATGCGGCCTACGAGAACGAAAACAGTTACGGCAAGACGTACGGGGAACACCGCAAGGCGCTGGAACTGTCCGACGCGGGACTGGCGACGTGTGCGTTTACCGCTGAGCAGTCGAAGGTGCTCTGTTTCTCGACGGCGTTTGACGAGGCCAGCGCGGATCGGATCGTGAAGCTCGGGATGCCCGCGATCAAGATTGCCAGCGGGGGCCTGACGGACAAGCCCTTGCTGCGGCATGTGGCGCTGACGGGGTTGCCGATCATCCTCTCGACGGGCGGTGGGACGATGCAGGATATCGACGTGGCGGTCAACGTCGTCACGGCCTACACACACAAGCTGGCGGTGTTGCACTGCACAGCAAGCTATCCAGTGCGGGACTTCGCGGAACTGAACCTGCAATGCATCCAGACGCTGCGGGATCGCTACCCGGAGTTGGTGATCGGCTGGTCGGGGCATGACTCAGGGATCGCGATGAGTGTTGCGGCCTACACGCTCGGGGCGCGGATTATTGAGCGCCACTTCACGCTCAACCGCGCCAATCGCGGAACTGACCATGCGTTCAGTTTGGAGCCGTCCGGGTTGACCAAGTTGTGTCGGGATCTGAAGCGGGCGCACCTGGCAATGGGGGATGGGGTGAAGCGGTACTACCAGTCCGAGGTCGGACCCATCAGTAAAATGCGCCGCCGGGAAACACCGGACGGCTTGCGGATCACGGGGGAGAAGGATGTCGCCACGGCCTAGTATTCAGTTGTTCCCGCCGCGTGAGTTGCACCCCCGCACCTGGGGCCGCGAGATCGTCATTGCCCAGACCGAGCACTATCTGGTCAAGCTGTTGCTGATGAAGGCGGGGCAGGCGGGCGGGTTGCAGTATCACACCCGCAAGATTGAATCGTTCTTCTTGCAGGAGGGGCAAGCCTTCGTGGACTACGACGCGGGCGATGGGAAGCTGTCGCGCCTGCCGATGTCGCCGGGGATGACGGTGCATGTCCCGGCGGGCGCACCGCATCGGGTGACGGCGATCACCGACTGTACGTTCATCGAAGGCAGCACGCCCGTCTTTGATGACCGCGTGCGCGTGGAAGCCGAGTATGGGGAACCGGAGACAGGTGGCCTCCCCACTACGGCCTGATCGGGATCTGACGATCCTGATCCCTGCCCGTGCTGGGTCGAAGCGCATCCATCGCAAGAATACCCGCTTGCTCGGTGGCAAGCCCTTGATCCAGTGGACGATTGAAGCGGCGAAGGCGGCGAACGTCGCCCGCATCATCGTCTCGACGGATGACGATCACGCCGCGCACCTGGCGCATCTGGCCGGGTGCGAACTGCACCCCCGCAAGGCCGCGCACGCCACCGACAGCGCCCCGGACTTCCTATGGGTGTCGGACATTCGCATTACGACGCCCTATTTCGCCATCTGCCGCCCCACGTCCCCCTTCCGCACGGCGGGGACGATTCGGCGCGGCTATGCCACCTTGTTGGGTTCTCGCGCCCATTCCATTCGGGCGGTGGAGCCGGTCACAGAGCATCCGGGGAAGATGTGGACACTCGACGGGCGGCTGGCGCGGCCCGTGCTTGATGGGAAGCATCCAGACGGCACGCCGTTCCATTCCAGCCCGACCCAATCCCTGCCGCTGGTCTACAAGCAGAACGCCAGCTTGGAGATGGGGCAGACGTGGGTCATCGGGGAGACGCAGACGATTAGTGGCACGTTAGTGGCACCGTTCTACACGGACTCCCTCGAAGGCTTCGACCTGAACACGATGGAAGACTGGGCGACGGCCGAGCGGTTAGCTCTGAGCTTCGCGGATCACGGTATCCCACGAACAGACCGCCCACACATTCCCTAGACGCCGAAACACGCCCTCGGTGTAGGTGGAGCGCCGGCCGCTGGTGGACATCAGCCAGAGGGCGCGGACGCTGGTGGCGGAATCAAACCGCATATCCGGCAGCCGGTCGTTCAGCATCGGCACGGGCTTGGCAAGGGTGCAACCGGGGGCGGCCAAATCCCAGCGGAGGTCATGCAGGAAGGTCGGCGCGGTGACGGCCACCGGCGGGGTCACACTCGGGGCGGTGGGGTTGGAGCAGCCCACGGCGAAGACGGCGAGGAGGATCGCGTACTTCATGGCCGAGCATTCTACACCCGTTTGTTCCGAGGATGGCACTTTGCGTATTTGGGCCTGTTTCATGGGTCAAATCTTCCCTTCTAAGTCGGGGGTAGCTGGTTCGAGTCCAGCCGGGCGCGCCATAGAGTAAATCAGGACTTTTCGCGCCTTTTTTTGCCTGTTTTCCCGGTTGGCACTCGCTTCCGAGACTTGCGTTTTCCCGCCTGAACTGGTGTCTGCTGGCGTGTAAAGTTGGCACTCCGGTTGGAACTGTCCAAGGCGTCCCGCACGGCCAAGGCCATCGGAGAGGCGGCTGAGCCAGCGTAGAAGGCGGTCATGGTCACATCGCTGTGCAAGGCCAGCCAGGAAGTGGCTAACAGGTTCCCGCCCGAGCGTTCGAGGGCATGGCTGATAAAGGCGTGCCGGAGGTCGTAGGGGTGGAAGTTTTCCGGGGCGGGCCAGATGCCCCGCCACTTCGCCTGCGCCTTTTCTACCGCCCGTAGGAAGGTTTTCCGCATACTGTGGCGGGAGAACTCGCCCCACGCCTCGAAACGGTCGAACAGGCGGATCGCCCGCATGGCGGCATGGGTGACGGGGATCACGCGGTCACGGACGCCGCCGCCCTTGCGCCGGCCACGGATGCGGACCAGCCGGTCTGGGTAGTTCACGTCATGGGGCTGGAGCCGGGCGATCTGAGCATGGGGCCAGCCGGTGCGGGCCAGCAGCTTGAGGCGGGCGGTGGTGGCGCAGGGCGGGAGTTGACGGAGCACGGCCAGCACCACGGCGCGGGGAATGACGCGGATTTCCCGGTGCTCTCGGGCGCGGGGAATGGCATCGCAGGGCGTCGGGGCGTCGGGGCCGTCGAGGCTCTTGTAGAGCGCCCTGAGGGCTTGTCGGCGGTGGTTCAGGGTGGATGGGCCTTTGCGCCAGCTTGCCAGCGTCTCGCGCACGCGCTGGGTCGTGATGGCGTCTCTTGGCTCCGTCCCGAAGACGGCGATCCACGGTTGCAGCCAGTCGGCGCGGTTCTTCTTCGGCAGTCCTTCGGGGAGCGTGGCGAGATAGGTTTGCACGTCGCCCGCGAAGGTGCCGGCGTTCCCGCGCTTGCCTTTCTTTTCGAGCTTGGCGACTGCGATCTCGCGCTCGTTCTTCAGCCATCCCAGCGTCTTGTCGGGCGGGTAGCGTTTCTCTAGGTACCGCCCGTGGCGCTTGATGATGATCGCGTGGCCGTGTGCATCTCTGTAAATGCCGAGGGCCAGCCGTGTGCGTGTGCCGCGAGGCATGATCTTAGACGGACAGACGGCGAAGAACTCTCATCGGTTCTACGGCTTTGGTCTTATTGACCTGACCTGACAAAGTGGTGTTGCAAACTTCATCCATTGTCGTTTATGGTGTCCGCGTTGCCGGGCTCCCCCAATTCGCCGGCTTGGTATTGTGTCTAACATTTCCCCCCCGTCGATTGGTTGGTGGCTATGTCGCGTCGGCGTTCGGTGCGTGTTTACGTGCGGCCCGATGAAGCCACACGGCACGCTCGGTACTTGCTCTTGCCAGAGGAGAAACAGCAGATGGTGCGGGACTTTATGGGCGCACTTTCAGACGCGCACGAGGCAGGTCTGGAATCATCCCCTGCAACATCCGCACGGATAGATCGCGCTTCTCCGGCGAGAGAGCGCGGAACGCCTCGACTAGTTCGCGCTCCTTCGGGTCGGGGCACAGGTCGAAAAGCTCGTTAAGCGTGTGCCCAAAGACGCGGGCCATGCCGTCGAGATCGTCAATATCGGCGTCCATCGCGCCGAGCCGATACTTGCTCACCCATGCCTGGTTGTGGCCGACGGCGCGGCCGACCTCGGATTGCGTGATCTTGGGATGCGCATCCATCCACTGAGTTAGGCGTTTTCGGGCCAAATCCTGAAGGCGCGGCATTTTTGTTGCGTCCTGAAAATAACCGATTGACAAATTGAATCGGATTCGGAATAATCCGAATCGTGGTTAAGCGTTACGCATCCATCCGGGCCTACCTCAAAGGAGAAGGCCGCACACAAGAGCAGTTAGCCGAGCGGCTGTCCCGGCGGGCGGGGTTCCGCGTGCGGCAGGGCACGGTCAACAAGTGGGTCAACGGCGATCGGATGCCGCGCCCGCAGATGGCGCTGTTGATTGAAGCCGAAACCGGCGTCCCGGTCGGTGCCCTCGCCAAGTCGAGAAAGGTAGCCGCCTAATGGCCTCCCGCCCGACATGGGACGGCGACTGGAACGCCCTCCCCGGCACCCTGACCGCGAAGCACATGGCCGCGATCCTCGGGGTCACCGTGGACACCGTATGGGACCGCATCCAGCAGCGCCGGATTGAAGTGAATCCGATCCGCTGGGTGAAGCCGTATCGCTGGCTGCGTGACCGCGTGCGGAAGGAACTGGACCGCTAGTCATGTTCCCCATCCTCGACTCTCAGCGCCTCCTTCAATCGCTCGACGCTCCGCTGGAGTCGTGCGCGGTCGGCGTGGACCCGCTGCACCAGGGCGGCGAGTTCGCGGGCGTGGCGCGGGTGGTCCGCTTCGTGTTCGGCCTGTTGAAACAAAAGGGGTTGGTTCGTCATGCCTGCAAGTAAACAACTGGCGTTGGGGCCAATGGCACTTCATTCGCTTAAGGGTGACGACTTAAGTCCTCTTAACCCGGTTAACGACGGGGTGAGCCTCGCGGAAGTCGTGCTGATGGCGGCGGGGCGGCTGGGGATGCAGAAGAAGGAGCTGGCCGCGCTCTTTGGGTTGTCGCCGCCGGACTTCTCGGTGGCGTTCGACGCGCACGACACCAAGCGCAATCGGCTGATGAAGGTGGCGCTGCCGCTGACGCTGGCGCGGCAGGTGGCGGTGCAGTTGTGCGAATCCACGGGGTTGGCGCTCGGTGGGCCTGATGCGGAGCGGCACGCGCTGGCCGAAGTGTTGCGGGCCTGCTCGGACTACATCCGCGTGGTGAGCCGGTGAAGGCGTGTCTGATTCTCGGCGCGATTGTCTCGGCGTGGATTTCAGGAGCAGGGATACCCGACCAGCCGCAACAGCGGCATCTGCGTGGCGCGGTGTTCTTCCTCTGGATGGCGGTGGTGTTGGGCGTTTTCGCATGGAGCATCCAATGAGCACAAGTCAAGCGTTTGAACTGAATCCGCAGCCCGGTATTCCCGCCGATTCCTGGTGGGCCGATGCCGAGCGCGAGAACTTCACGCCCCGCTGCGAACAGGAAGCGCGGCGGATGGCGGGCAGCAAGATCGCCCGGTCGCTTGGGTTGCCCATGGTGATCGGGCAGATCGACGGAAAGCAGGCGCGGCAGTGATCCTCGACCCCATCAACGACCCGGACAACGAGGACTACTCGGAAGTGGCCTGTTGCCGTGGGTGCCGCGAGTTGATCGAACCCGGCACGGAAGTCGATTGGAACGACTGGTATTGGCACGACCGCTGTGTGCCGCTGTCGGTGGTCGAGGGCCGCATGGCGGAACTGGCGGCGGATGAAAGGAAGCACTCATGACGACTGACACCGTGCGGCTGATTGACTGCCGCCCTCGTCCGGCCAACATCGTCGGCAGCGCCAGTGACACATCGATCACGCATGGCGTTCGTGGCGTGGGCGTTGATACCTGGGGCACGCACTGCGGGCGCAAGAGCCTGAGCGCGTATTCGTGGCGCAATGCCCGCAACGGCGATGCCGATCAGGTGGATTGCAAGCGGTGCCGGCGGGCGCTGGGGCTTGACCGATGAGTCCCCAACAGCAGGCCGAGGCCATTCTCGCCAAGGCGGACGCGACCGATGAACTGGTGCTGAAGCTGGCGCAGGACCGCGAGGCGCTGCTGGCGGCGTGTAAGCGGATGGTGAGAGTTGTCACGCGCAAGAACTGCGGCAACGAAACGCTGCTGGACGCGACTGTTGACCTCTGTAACGCCATCGCCCAAGCGGAGGCCACCAAGTGATCTGGCTCTACCTGCTGCTGGTGCTGGCGTGGACGCTGGTGTGTGTGCAGGCGGGGCGGATTGTCCAGACCTATCTGGATCAGCGCGAATTGACAAGGAGCGAACAGTGACGCATTCAGAAACGATCAACGAAATCGCCGCCGCCCTGGCGAAGGCGCAGGGCCAGATCGAAGGCGCGAAGAAGGACGCGGCTAACCCGTTCTTTAAGTCGAAGTATGCCGACCTTGCGTCGGTGTGGGACGCCTGCCGGAACGCCCTCGCGGCGAACGGGCTGGCGGTCATCCAGTCGCCCAGCGCGGACGGGATGCGCGTGTCGGTCGATACGCTGCTGACCCACGCGTCCGGCCAGTGGATGGCTGGCACGGTGAGCGTGACGGCCAAGGAAGACACCCCGCAGGCCATCGGCTCGGCTATCACCTATCTGCGCCGGTATGCGCTCCAGTCGTTCGTGGGCGTGGCCCCCGAGGATGACGACGGCAACGCGGCCAGCGCGAAGGGCAGCAACGTCAAGGCGATGCCCGCCCCGGCTCCGAAGGGCTACACCGATTGGCTGGCCGACCTGGAGGCCGTAGCCGACGACGGCATCGACGCCTTGCAGGCGACGTGGAAGAAGTCCAAGGCCGAGTATCGCAGCCACCTGACCGAGACAAACAACGCCGGGTGGGAGGCCATCAAGGCGCGGGCAGCCAAAGCGCCGGCGGCGGTGACGGCGTGAGGTTCGTCATCGTCAACGCGGATCAGCGTTCGCCGGAGTGGTTCGCCGCTCGCGCGGGACGCCTGACCGGCTCCCGCGCTGCCGACATGCTGGCGACGATCAAGAGCGGGGAAGCGGCGGCACGGCGGGACTACCGGTTGCAACTGGTCTGTGAACGGCTCACCGGCCAGCCGCAGGAAGACGGCTTCGTCAATGCGGCGATGCAGCGCGGGATCGAGATGGAGCCGCTGGCCTTCATGGCCTACGAGGCGCTGACCGGCAACATGGCGCAGCGGACGGGCTTCCTGTCGCACGTCGAGCATCTGGCCGGGTGTTCACTCGATGGGCACGTCGGCAACTTCGAGGGCATCGTCGAAATCAAGTGCCCCAAGAGCGCGACCCATCTGAAGTATCTGCGCGACGGCGGCATCCCGAAGGACTACCTGCCGCAGATCACGCACAACCTGTGGATTAGCGGGGCCGCGTGGTGCGACTTCGTGAGCTATGACGACCGCTTCCCGCCCGAGTTGCAGGTGTTCCATGCGCGGGTGGAGGCGAAGGACTTGGATTTGGTCGGCTACGAGAAGTCGGCTCTGGCGTTTCTCGCGGAGGTCGCCACGGAAGTGGCCGCGCTCCGCACGACGGCGAAGGGATGGGCAGCGTAATGGCATACGAGAAGAATCCGGACGAGTTGGGCGCGTTGTGGCTCAAGAGCGGCAGCAAGGGGCCGTACATGACCGGCACGATCAACGGCGTGAACGTGTTCTGCACGCCGACCAAGAGCGACAACCCAAAGGCTCCCGCGTGGCGGGTGATGAAGTCGAAGCCGAAGGAGCAGGCCGCGCCTAGCGTGGACGGCGAGCCGATCACCGACGTTGATGTGCCTTTTTAGCCATGAGCAACCACACCCACATCTGCGAAGACTGTGACGCCCACTTCGACGGCGGCGGCGTGCTGATCCAGACCGGCGAGGACCGCTGGGAATGCGACTGCCTGAGACAGGACCGCTGCGAGTCCTGCGAACCGAACTGCTCACGCTGCGGGGAATGGGACGGCATCTACACCAAGGCCAGCACGGAGAACGCACACGGGGAGCCGCGCTGTGAGCGGTGCCTGGACCGGGAGAACGAAGCGGCATCCGAACCGGATTACGGCGGCGGGGCGGCGGAGGCGATGTCGCGGGCCTATGACGCTATGGAAGAGAGGCGGCGATGAAGAGGGATGCGGTGCGACTCAATAACGCCGATGTGTCTGTGAGGTCATGCGGTGGTGAATTGTCGGTGCCGTATGGCGTGTCTCTTGAGTTCCTGCAAGAGATTACCAATGGTGGCAGGTCTGCGGTCGTGTGTGAACTGGATTACCAGATGACCGTGGAGGTTAATCGCTGGAAAGGTGAGCGCCGGGAGATGGTCGAGAAATCACTACGGCGAGTGCTGGCGCGTGTCCTGGCGGGGCCGTGCGCGAATGGGATCGTCGTCTGATGGACCGCTGCGCCCCTCCCAAGCCTGCCCGCGGCACCAGGAAGCGCCTGAAGGCCCGCACCAAGCGGCAGGAGGCCAAGGTGGCGAAGTCTGTCCGTGCGGCCTGTGTGGAGCGAGATGGCTACTGCCTGATTCAGTCACGGGTGCCGGCGGCCGTGCGGGTGCTGCTGGGGGCCTGTGAGGGCCTGAGCGAGTGGGCGCATGTGGAGGAGCATCGGCGGTTCAACACGCGAGGCCAGGCGCCGGAAGTGCGGCACACGACTGCGGGGAGCGGCATGTTATGCCACGGGCACCATACCGCCTACGACGCGCATGAGTTCGACTTCCTAGTGGGGGCTGATGGCATGGATGGGGCGGTGGCGGTGATTCGGAGGGCGGCATGACGATCCCGATGGCGTGGCAAGAGCGTGTCGGTGATCTCAGAGAGATTGCCGAGGCTATTCGTAGCGACGACTCGATCAACGAGGACGGCGTGCGCGAAGTGATCATGTCCGAGGACGATGCCGAGACGATGGATTTAGCGGCGGCATGTGTCGAAGCGTGCGAGGGCGATCCCAATCGTCTACGCGCTCTGCTGAATGAGTTGGTGCGATGAGCGAACCCCTGAAGCTCCCGCGCAACTGCGCCAACTGCTGGCACATCGACAGCTACGCGCACTGTGCCTTGAGAGGGCCGAAGCTGATGCCTGGTCACATCCCGATCCCGGCGCTGGTGGTCTGCGCCAAGCACGAACCAAAGGACGCCGACGCATGAGCGTCCGTGATCGCATCGCGGCCATCCAGCGCGAGATTCTGGCCGGCGACGTGACGCCGGAGCAGGCGCGGCAATGGCTGATGACGCTGACCGCGCTCCTCGGGCGGGTGAACGACGAACAGCGCATCGCGGATCACGAATACAAGCTGGTGCTCTTGGGGTGCTTGCAGGGGGATGAGGCGGCCAACCGCGCCAAGATTCGCGCCGAAGTGACGCCGCAGTATCAGCGGTCGCGGGAAGCGAAGGACACGGCGGATTTGGTGGTCGAGATGATCCGCAGTTGCAAGGTGTTCACGCGCAGCCTGGACGAGGAAATGCGTCTCGCCAGATGAGGGTTTTTGGGCGCACCTGAGTTCGATTCACAGGTGCTCGGAGTTGCGACAGGTCGCCTTGGACAAAGGGAGGCTGTGCGGGTGTTCTTCCTCGGACCACCCACACCGTTGATGCCGAGGCGAGATGTTTATGGGGCCGAGGGCAGGTGAACTGTCCGCCCATTTGTGATTCGGCAGGGCGTGGACGCCAACTTTCACGGGCTGGGGATGCCTGGCCGTAGGGGAAGGGCGAAGACGCCGCGCTCTGCCGAACGTTACTTCGGTTTCTTGCCCCAGCGGGCGGCGGCTGCGGCCTTGGCTTGGGCGGTGCGTTCTTCGGGGGTTTGGGAGGCCAATCGGAGCCTTGTGGCGCGGCGGGCGTTCTTGGCCGAGGCCGCAGCCTTCTTGGCGGTTTTGATGCTCCCTAGGGCTACGGCGGCTTTGTTCTTGCGCGTCATCGTTAGGAAGCATACCCCGAAAAAAGGGGATTGACAAGGAACCAATCGATAGGTAGCATAAGCATATGACTTGGCTGTATGTCGTCGCCCTTGCCGAACAGTCTGAACCCATTATCAAGGTCGGTATCACTGGAAACCTGTCCAGCAGATTGTCCGAGCTGGGAACGGCCAGCCCCTTCGCGCTGGAAGTGCTGGCTTCGCTGGCCTTTCCGTCCAGAGCGGAAGCCCGATCAAACGAGCGAGAGATTCACCGCGAGTTGAAGTCATTCAAGCTTCGCGGCGAGTGGTTTCATTTAGATCCGGTCACGCTCGCTAGCCTGCTGGATGTTATGAAGCAAGACGCGGAGACGGTTCACTAGTGGCCCTCAACGGTTACACCAAGCTTTTTAGTTCAATCCTCGCATCCACCATCTGGCGCGAGCCTAACCACGTCCGGCTTGTCTGGATCACCCTTTTGGCGATGGCCGACAAGGACGGGGTCTGTGAGGCATCTGTGCCTGGATTGGCCGACCTTGCCCGAGTGCCGATTGCGGACTGTGAGGACGCACTGCGGACGCTTGCTGCCGCCGACCCTTACTCGCGCACGTCAGACCACGACGGACGCCGTATTGAGCCCGTAGACGGCGGGTGGCTGCTCCTGAACCACGCGAAGTACCGCGAGAAGATGAACCAAGAGGAGCGGCGGGAGTATTTGCGGCTGAAAAAGGCCGAATCTCGCGCTCGTCAACAAACGGTCAACAAGTGTCAACAGGCGTCAACACTGTCAACACAAGCAGAAGCAGCTCCAGATCCAGATTCACAAGCAAAGAGCAAAGAACAAGAAAAGGCGGCGGCTCTGCCTGTTCAGGGATCTGGAGCTTTCGAACGCGGATCGTTGCCGCGTGATCACATCACGCACGTCGTCTGCGGCCCTGCTATGAAGTTCTGCTTGACTCCGAAGGTCTACAACATTCTTGCGGACATCTATAACGACTCCCCGGATGCGACGAAGGCTGCGCTTAAGGGGTGGCTCGGGAAGATGGAAACGATGCTGGCCCAGCCGGGGCAATCGAAGGGCGATCTTAAGTGGATCATCGGCCACTTCAACGCATGGTGCTTGGAGCTTGGACGGGTGGCGGCTCCCCCGAAACCCGCCGCTCCGGCCTACCGTGGCATGGCGGTGGTGCTGGCTGAGGAAGCCGCGAAGAAGGCGCAGAAGGCGGGTGCTCAGTGACGCCGTTCGAGTTTGATGACCAGTTCGCCCGGCTGGCGAATCACTTCCACCTGCCGACCGGAGCCGACCGCGAGAAGGTCGCACTGGACTGGCTCAAGGCCGTCGAGCACTACCACGTTGACGCCCTTGAGCGCGGCGTCACGGACCTGATCCGTAACGCTACCGACCGATTCTGGCCCCCGCTTGGCAAGCTGCTGGAGGCGATTCGCGGGCGCATGGCGGGGATGGAGAAGACCCCCGGCAAGTGCGCGACGTGCCACGGCTCCACCTGGATTGAAGCATGGCCGATGAAGTCCCGCGACGGGCGCGTGTATGAGTTCATGTCGCGCTGCCCTGATTGCGGGGTGCCAGCGCCGACGATGAACAACCGGCACGACCATCTGATGCCGCTGTCACAGGCCGAGTATCAGCAGTTCAAAGCCGGGGAATGGAATCACCCGCCGATGCCGGAGGGGTTGCAGGCCAAGCCGCGCAAGCCGGGCGAGGTGACCGAGATCGCGGCGGCGATGGAACGGTTGCGGATCAAGTTGTTTGGCGGGGCAGAAAGGCGGTCAGCATGAGTTTCCCCCGCCGTCTCGGCAAGCCCTGTGCCTACTCGCGTTGCATTGTGATCTTCCGCCCCGCTCGGCCCGAGCGGAAGTTTTGCAGCCGTGCGTGTGCGGCGGCGGCGCGGCCTCGGGCGTCTCGCGTGGCGGCCGGCCGCAAGGGTGGACTGGCGAAGGTGAAGACCCCGACCGATTGGGCTGCCATTGCCCTTCTCGGCCCCGTAGAGGCGTTCAAATTGGGCCGGGCGGTGCGGAAGGCATGGATCGGCAATCGCGTGCAGGAAGCCTATCGGAAGGGCTACAGCGCGGGGTATGAGGCGGGCTATGACGGGGCCGTGCGGAGGTCAGCATGAGCGAGACGTTTCGGGATCACGTTGCCCAGTATCTGCGCGGCAATGCGGGCCAGTGGATCGACGGGCTGGTGCTGCAAGAGATTGGCGGGCGGTATGCCTGGCGCACACGGCTGAGCGAGTGCCGGACGCAGTTGGGCATGGACGTGCGGAATCGCCAGCGCAAGGTGGGGGAGCGCACCGTGTCGGAATACATGTTCGTGCCTCGGGCGGTGCCGGTGCAGGTGGGGTTGTTTCAGGGGGCGGCATGA